ACCAGGGCCCGGCCGGGTGGACCAGGTACGTGATGCCGCCGGAGGCGAGCCCGCCGGCCAGGCCCCACAGGAACCGCCTCACCGCCCCGCCTCCCCACAGCTGGTGGCGGCCGGGGCCGGGCTCGGCGCGGCCGGGGACGGCATCGGGACCGCGCCCGGCGCCGGGGACGGAGTCACCGCCGCGGCGGCGCTCGAGGTGGCGCCCGCACACGGGCGCGCCTCCTCCCGCCCGTCCACGACGTAACAGGCCGCCGTCAGGAACAGGCCGGTGATGAGGAGGAACGGCCGGGCCACGGACGAGGAGCGCGGAGTCATCGGACCGACACCCGCCCGCCGCGGTGACGCATCCGCGCCCCGCCCTCCAGGAGGAGCTTCCGGACGGTGCCGTACGTCATGTCACGCTGCCTGGCCAGGCTGCGGATGGTCGACCCGGCGTCGTACTCCTTCGCCAGGGCCCGCGCGGTGGCGGTGCGCACCTCCCCGGTCAGGCGCGGCCGGTACGTCGGCTGCACGCGCGGCGGCCTACTTTGGATCTCCCCGCCGGCCTCCTCCACCAGGGTCCGCACCGTCCCGGGCCCCATGCCGCGCGCCCTGGCCACGCTCGCCAGGGTTCCCCCCGGCTGCTCGTACTCCTCCCGGACCTCCCGGGCCAACGCCTCCCGCTCCTCGCCCTTGAGGCGCGGCCTACGGGCCTCCTGCGTGCTACTCACTGCGGAACCTCTCCTCGTCGTACGTGGTGCGCTGCTCCTCCAGCCACGACCGGGCGGCCTCCTCGGCGCACAACTTGTGCGCGGGCCGCCCGTACATGTCGCGGAGGTGGGTCACGCCGGGGCAGTAGCGGCACTGCGCCCAGTTCTCGGACCAGTGGTCCGACGCCCGCCAGTCCAGGAGCCCGCCGGCCGAGGGCGGGAGCTCCGGCGGCCTACGCCGCGGCCTCACCGGCATCAGGGACCGTCCCGGCGGAGCGCTCGGCCTCGGCCCGGCGCCGCAGGAGATCCCGGCGCTCCTTCTCGTCCAGGCCGCCCCACACCCCGAAGGGCTCGGAGCGCGCCAGGGCCTCCGCCAAACAGGGCTCCTGGACGGGGCACCGGCGGCACCAGAGCTTCGCCTCCGCCGTCATCAGGAGCACCAGCCCGGCGTCCCCCTCCGGGTAGAACAGCTCCCGGGCGGCGTCCTCCGTGCAGGCCGCCTGGCGGCTCCAGTGCGGAGGCCGGCCGAGGGTGTCCGGGGCGTAGCGGCTGCGTCCGTGCCAGGCCATCACGCATCTCCTGTCTCCCTCGCGGGGGACGGGCGGGGACACGTGTCCCCGCAGGTCGGGCCACTGGTGTCCCCCACCTCGGGGACAGGCCCGGGGACAGGGCGGACACTGTCCCCGCCCTTGTCCCCGGCGTCTGTCCCCCACGTCTCCCGGACCGCCACGCGAAAGGACCACAGGCCCCCCGCGGCGACGACCGGCCCCCACCACGGCCACCACTCCACGACGGTGACGACGGGACCGAGGAGGACCAGGACCTCCAGCGCCTCGGCACTCACACCACCGCCCGCTTCTGCGGATTGGGGTTGGCGCGCCAGCACTCCCGGCACCGGCCTCCCCGGGAGTGGTTGAGGGCCTTCCCGCACTCCGCGCACTGGCTGCGCGGCGAACGCTTCGCGCGCGGGCGCCCCTTGTTGTAGACGCCCCAGCACTCCCGCGAACACATCACCTGTTGCGACGTCTTGCGTCGGAACGGCTTGCGGCATTGCTTGCACTCGACGGGTTCGGCCAGGTCATGGCCTCTCGCCTGGTAGGCGCAGGTCGGGGTGCAGAACCGCTTCACGTTCTTGCCGATGATCTGGAAGGGCTTCCCGCAGTGCTCGCACTTCCGGCGGTTGTCCGTGCCCCTGACCAGGGAAGACTCATGCCTTGTGATCACGAGGACGGTCCGGGGATGCTCAGCGTCCAGTTCGGCCACGCCATAGACGGCGGTCACCTGGGAGTCATCCACCCACGCGATGCCGTTGGCCGCGTCGCAGACGTGCTTGAGCATGTTGTCCACGTCGATGCGCTGCCTGTTGGGGCGGAAGAACACGCACCCCAACGCGACGTTGCCGGTCCACGCCGGCTCAGCGCCGAACGCCGCCCGGACATGCCAGGCCGTACGTTCCTCGGCGTCCTGGTCCGCGCGCGGCTTGTACGTCTTCCCCTTACTCGTGAACCGGGGGCGGGACTTACTCGGCGGTTCGCCAGGGATCACGATGATCTTCGCGTCTGAGGTGCCGGGCGCCAGAACCTCCATGAGGCGGAACGCGCGCTCCCGGTCCAGGGACCGGTCTCCGGTCGGGAGGATGGTGTCGCCACCGGCACAGTGACGGGGGCGTTCCTCCGGCTCCCTGGGGAGCTCGAGGTCCCCCGCAGGGGCCAGGCCGTCCATGAGCTCGGCCGCCTGGTCCAGGGCCTCGGCCGCCGCCGCGTCCAGGACGGGGTCCTCCCACAGCGGAACGTCACGCATCGGACGCCTCCTCCACGGTGGTGGGGGCCTTCCAGGACTCCGGGAGCGGCGCGGGCGGGACCGTGAGGTCCGTGAGGACGATTTCCGCCGACCGGTCCGCGTAGACGTTCGCGGTGACGTCCAGGTGCGTACCGACGAGTTCCGCCGGCTGTAGGCCGGTGGCCTCCACCAGCCGCTCCAGACAGACCGTCACGTGGTGGTCGGGGCGGCACCACCTGAGTGCGACGCGCGCGGTTCGGTCCGCCTGGTCCACGTGGATCACGGCGGCCCGCACCGTCTTGCGCTCACCGTCCCGCGCGGCCAGGTACGCCCGCCCGAAGTCGGTGACTGCCAGGACCTCGTCCCGGGTCTGCACGAACTTCCGGAGCTGGAGCGCCATGAGGAGGTTGTGGGGGTCGGGCACCTCGCCCTGGCCGGCGGCCAGGGCCCGGAGCATGGCCTCCACGGGCTCGGGGAGCGGGAGCTCCGTCGCCTGGACGGTGGCCGTGAGCATCCCGGCCCGCCACGCGGCGGTCCCCTCCGTGGTCTCGGCCGAGCACGGGCACCCGAGGACGGTCTTCTCCGCCTCCGGGTTGGTGTGGCCCACGCACGCCCGCGGCGACGTCCGCCCCCGCAGGCACAGCGGGGCCGAGCAGCACGGGCAGTGCGGACACGGAGGCTGGACCAGCGCCACGCGGACCCGCTCGGGGATAGGGGTCATCACGTCTGGTCACCTGCCGTGGTCGTCTCACAGCGGCAGCACGTACGCGAGCCGCCGCTGTGCATGAAGTGGGGAGTGGTGGAGCCCTCGGCCGGGCAGTGCGCGAACCCGGCCGTATCGGCGTCCAGGAGGAGCGCCACGGTGTCCGTGTCCGCCCCGGCGCCCTCGGCCTCCAGGGAGACCGGGTGCGCACCGGCCGGGGCCGGGGCGGGGTCGGGTCCGGCGAGGAGCTGGAGGGCGGCCGACTCCCGAGGGCGCCGGTGCCGGCCACCGGCCTGCCCCCACGACCAGAGCAGCCACACCGCGTAGGCCAGACCCGCGGCGGCCAGGAGGAGGCCGCCGCACATGAGGAGGCTCACCGGGGGACCACCGCCTCCCGGAACGGGAGGAGCGGCCACTCCAGCCGCACGTCCTTCGCCCACTCCTCTTTGCCGGGCGTCCGCGCGAAGTACTCGCGCAGGCTCTCGTTCTGCTCGCGCGCCCAGACCACCTGTGCGGCGTGGAGCTGGTGGAGCGTCATCTGGGAGAGGGACCGGAACCTCCGGCCCATCCGCAGGACCAGGGCGCACGCGGCGTAGGCGTCGGCCTCGCTGGAGTGCGCCCGCTGGAGCGGGACCACGTAGTGGCGGCACAGGTCGGTGAGCGTCCGCCCGCCCCGGCGGAACTTCCGCACTTGCTTGTCCAGGACGTAGGGGTCCAGGACCACCACGCCCTCCACGCGGTCTAGGAGCGGCGTCACGCCGTACCGGCGCGCCTCCCTGTCCAGCACGGTGAAGTCGTACGTCGCGTTCATCGCGACGAGGGGGCGGCCCTCCTCCACGGCGGCCGCGAGCTCGGCGGTGATCTCCTCCACCACCACGGCGGCCGGGCGGCCCGTGGCCCGACAGGCCGCCGTGGTGTACCCGTGCACGGCCGTCGCCCCGGCGGGGATCTCCGCCCCGCCGAGGTCGGACACCCACGTCCGGCCGGCGGCCGGGCGGCCCCCGCCGTACTGGACGGCGGAGGCGGTGACGATGCGGGCGGTCTGCGGGTCCGTACCGGTGGTCTCCAGGTCGAACCCCTGGAACCTCCGGTACGTCCAGTCCAGTTGAGGAGGCGTCGTCCTCATGCCCGCCTCCCGGCCTTCGCCCGGCGCTCCCGCCGGGTGGTGCGGCGCGGCTGGACCCGCCGCCGCGGCGAGCCCTTCCGCGTGAGCGCGGAGGACTCCTCCTCCTGCGAGTCCTCCGACGCCACGGCGGCGGCCTCGGCCTCCGCCTCCAGCGCGGCGGCCTCCGGGTCAGGCGCGTGGAGGATCTGGACCCGGCCCTCCTCCCCGGCCTGGTCCGTCTCCACCAGGGCGCGGAACTCCGCCGAGACCGGGACGGTCTTCTCCAACTGCCGGATGGCCGTCTTCCGCCACATGTCCGGGCGGCGGGTGTGCCAGAAGGAGTCCCGCCGGCCGTTGGCCTCGGCCTCCTGGTAGGAGCGGGAGTACGTGTTCCGGATCTCCTCCATCTGCTCCCGGTTCACGGTCACCACCTGCGAGCGGTGGCCGTCCTTGAACCAGACGAAGGCGTAGGAGAACAGAGGCTCCCCGCGCTGCTCGTCGGTCAGGGCTGGGTCGTGGCGGTGCGTGAAGTCCAGCGGCGGCGGGGCCGAGCCCTCGAAGGCGTACTCATCCGCCTCGTGGACCATGCCCACCCGCACGGACGCCACCCGGTCCGTACGGTCCATGAGCGCGATGTAACCCCGGTAGGTCGGGATGAACGTCGCGCGTCCGTGCTCGGCGGTGATGACCGCCTCCCGCCCGTCCGGCAGCAGCCCGAACCGGGCACAGGTGATGGTGGCCTGGAGCACGCTCGCCGGGTTGCAGGAGCGGAGCTCCGGGAGGACGGTGCGCAGCACGGCCAGGAACCGGCCCGCGTCCATGTGCGCCGGGAGCGCGGCGGTGACGTGCTCCTCGTACCGGGACAACCAGGTGTGGACGGCGTCCACCTCGTCCTGGCGGACGTCGCCCGCGGCGGCCTCCTCCAGGGTGGCCGGCGCACCGGCCGGGGCCTCCGAGGAGGCGGGGGCGGGGCGCCCGGCAGTGCCGGGCGCCTCCTGCTGCGTGGCCGCGCGCACGCGGTCCTTAAGGGTCGCCAGGGCCACGGTCACAGCTCCTTCTTCGGGATGAACAGACGGCGGCCACGGCACGCCTGGTATTCCGCCTCGTGGGCGGCCTTGATGAGCTCCATGTCCAGGACCTCCACGGTCCTGGTGCACTTCGCGGCGATCTCCGGGTAGCGCTCGCGGAAGTCCTTCTCGATGAAGTTGCCGTTGGCCTTCCACGTCCAGGCGGTCCCGGCCCCGGCCTTGACGAGCTCTGCCGGCCCGGCGATGTCGCGCATCTCGTTCTCCAGCGCGGTCTTCTGGCGGTCCAGTTCCTGGATGCGCTGGTTCAGCTCGTTGCGGCGGTCGCGGAGGTCCCTCGCCTTCGCCAGGTCCACCTCTGCGATGGCCTCCGGCTTGACCTGGTACAGCCGACCAAGGAGGTCCTTAGTGCTCTCCAGGCCGTCCACCGGCGGCGGGAAGCCCTCCACGATGTGGCGCTGGTGCCACTCCCCCAGGTACTCCAGGAGGTGGCCCACCATCTCCTCGTCCCGCTCGATGCGGTGCCAGCGGAGTTTGTTGCCGCCGATCAGGGCCGCGACGAAACCGACGTCGTAGCCGCCCACGGCCGTCCCCCAGTGGCACTGGAGCGCCGGGCCGTCCGGCGGGCCGTCCTCGGACTCCCACTCCTGAAGCTGGTACTCCGACCGGTTCTTGCACTCCACCGGACCGGCGATGTTCGCCATGTCCGTGGCGGGGAGCTCGTCGGACCACAGGGCGTAACGGTCGATGTTGACCATGGCCCACGGGTGGTCCACGTGCTGGAGCGTCCCGGGCGGCGTGGCGATCGGGATACCGGACCGCTTGGAGAACAGGCGGGCAATGAGATCTTCGATCTCCCTCCCCACCCACATGGCTTCGGTGTCCCGGACGGTCTCCTGGCCGTGCTTCTCGGCGTAGACGTGGCGCGGACCCCGGTACTTGTCCAGGCCGAGGATGGCGGCCACGTCGGAGCCGCCGATGCCGGGACGGCGGACGGCCTCCCACTTCGCCCGGAATGCCGGGTCGTTGAGGTCGCCGGCCGGGAGGACCAGGCGCGCGGTGGGCGCGACGAGCTCACCGGTGGCCGGGGCGGCGGGGGCGTCGAGCAGGGTGTCAGGGCTCATGCGTGGGCCTCCGTGGTGGTGCGCGCGGAGGCGCGGCGGGCGCCCTCCACGGTGAGGTAGTGGGCTGCCTGGCGGGCGGAGAGGTGGCCGTCGTTGGCGGTGAGCTCGCGGGCCACCAGACGCGCGGCCTCCTGGTGGCCGTTGAGCCGCAGGAGGTTCACGAGGGGGAGCCCGGACATGCCGCGCTCGTTGGGCATGGTCTGCAGGAGCGCCGTCACGGCGTCCTGGAACTCTCCGGCGCGGGCCGGGTTGGCACCCTGGTGGGCCCGGCCGGTGGCCGGCCGATCCACCGGCCACCGGATCCGCCGCGCCTCCTCCAGGACGTCCCCGTACGCGTCGGAGTGGCCACAGGGGTTGGACCACCGGTCCACCACCAGCTCCGTGTCCCCGACCGGCATCCGGAACGCCTCCACGGTGTTCCAGCCGCGCGGCGCGCCGCACACCCGGCACGTGGGCCGGATGGTGACGGCCTCGGCCTTGACCTCCCCCAGCCGCTCACCGGCGGCCGGGACGCGGACGACCATGCGGCGCGGGAGCGGCGGGTACGGGCCGCCCTCCGTGCAGCGCACCCACACCGTGGGGCCCTCGCAGGTCTGCGCGTAGTACCCCTCGAACGCACCGGCGGGCGCGTAGGACGGGATGAGGGAGGCGGTGGCCACCCGGCGGGCGGCGCTCTCCGCGCTCGGCACCGTGGCGTAGTGCGCGGCGAGCATCCACACGCCGGGCTCCCGGCGGGTGGCGGCGGCCACGGCGGCGTGGTCCACCCTCGTGCGGTGACGCGAGCCGATCGTCACAGGCTCTCTCCTCGGGTCTGGCGCGGCAGAGCCGCGAGGGCCACCCGCGTGGCGTGGTTGGCGGGGTGCCGCAGCGGCGCGCACATCAGGCACGCCCGGGCGTTGTGGTCAGGGGCCTCGGGGCGGTGCTCCTCCGCCAGGGCCGGGGCCGCATCCAGGGCCTCCGCCATCCGCTCGCGGTAGGAGCAGACGGCGGCCAGGACGGCGGCGAACAGGAGGATGCTGCCGACGAGGACCAGGCCGTCACCGGGGCCGTTCATCGGTCACCCCCCGAAAGGGCGCGCGGCTGGAGGATGCTGTCCGGCTCCGGGGTACGGAAGGTCTCCCAGACCTCCACCGGGACGCCGTGCCAGGAGCCGGTCAACTCCGCGATGCACTCCCGGTCAGCTCCGGCGCTGTGGCACGTCCGCACGGGGGTGGAGCCCATGGCACGGGCGCACCGGTCAACGGCCAGGCCGCCGTCCCGGGCGTCATGGAGCTCGGCGTGGAGGACGCCGGCCGGGGTCAGGGCCCACGTGAGGCCGGACGCCTCCGGTGCGAGCTCCGGGTGGGTGGTGAGCAATTCGGCCAAAGCCATGGCGGGAGCGATCCCGCCGGGCTGGTCGCTACAGTTGGCTGCCATCGGATACCTCGATTCACGGGTGAGGTGTTCGCGTAGGGCGTCCAGGACCGGGCAAGGGTCCGGACCGCCCGTCATGCCGCTGCGGGGGATGCGGCACGGTGCCCGGGCGCCGGGGAATGCGGAGACGGTCATCTCCACCCCGGCCCGGGAACACCGGCCACCGTTCACTCCCTGGCCCCCGCCGATATCTCGTCGGGTTTGGCCTGGAGGACCACCAGCGGGCACCCGAGCACAGCGGCCATGCAGAGCAGGAGCTCCGGCCGTGCGTTGCGTCGGCCCGCCTCTATGTCGCAGACCAGTTGCGCGCTGACGCCGAGCACGTCAGCTAGAGCCCGCTGCGTGTAACCGGCCTTTCGACGGGCGAAGCGGACGCCCTCGGGGGCGTGCTCCAACGGAGATCCCCGACGACGCCGCTTGCGCTTTCGCGTTTGCGGGTGGGTCATGAACGAAAACTAGCGCGTAGTAGCGCGTAGTGCAAACACTTCGCAGGGGTTGCGCACAGGCGTGAAAGTACGCACTAACCGGCCATACGCGCCGTTGTGCACCAGGGCGCAGTGGCTAGCTAGCGCGTAGTCTGCGAAGCTGCACGCATGTCAGAAGGCACGCACCGACCAGAGCCACCGCGCGAGGCCTTGCTCCTCGACGCCGCCCGCCGGCGCGCCTCGCTCTCCATCCGAGAGGCCGCGAAACGAGCGGGAATGAGTGACGCCCGGTGGCGTCAGATCGCCACCGGCTACCAGAGAGTTGGCGGCCAGGAGATCCCCGTGAGAGCGCCGGCGGACACCCTGGCGCGCATGGCTCAGGTCCTCGGCCTCACGCCGGAGGAGCTGGAGCGCGTCGGCCGGGATGACGCGGCGGAAGTCCTTGCCGAGATTTCGCCCATAGCACAGTCATCCGAAAATGCCCATGGGTACTCGCCGCCCGTGGAGGCCGTCTACCAGATCCTCGCGTCACTTCCACCAGACGCACAGCAGGCCGTGATCAGACGCCTGGCCAGTGAAAACCCCGCAGCCATACAGCCCTTTGCGCGCCCCGATCGTCAGGCCGGGTAGAGAATGTAACGAATCAGCAAAGGTTCAGTTGAGCTCAAAACAACTCCAGGAGCAAAAGCGGAGGATGCACGGATTAGTCACCTGACTCGTCTAGGGGGCACTGTGACTCAAGTCGTGCTGCTGGCTATCGCTGGCATCTGCATGCTTCTGGGAGCCGGAGCTCTCGCAATCTGTCTCCTCTACCGCGGGTGGGTCCACCACCGCAGGGAGATCATGGACCTGCGCGCGCAGGTCGCCGCGGCTCAGATCGCCGCCCTCACCGGCCTCGGCCCGTCCATGCCCGGCTCGGGCCCCGGAGGCCCCACCAGCCCCGCCACGCACCGCAAGGAACCCGTCCGCCGCCGCCGGCACCTCTCCCTCTACATCGGCGGCGGAGTCGCTGCGGCGTTCGTCGCCCTCCGCGACACCGTCCGCCGCCTACGGCAGTCCCGCCGGGCCCTCGTCTTCACCGCCGTCGCCACGGCCGCCACCGTCACCGGCGCCGCCGCCCTCGTCGCGGTCGACGCGGACGGATACACCGGAGGCCCTGACCGCTCCACCTCTGCCCTGGACCGTGAGCCGGATGAGGCCACGGACGACAGCTCCACCGCCCGACCGTCCCCCGGCCCGTCCGGTGAGGCGCACCCCGAGGAGCCCGGCCCGCCCGGACGCCTGAGCGCGGACACGCAGCAGAGAGCGCACGTGAGCACCACGGCCCCGCAGACCGGGAAGAGCCCCGAGGGCGCCGAGGGGGCCCAGGAGCAGGGGG